GGTTCGTAAAACATGGTCATGGCCGGTCCGCCAGGTACTTGCGGATGCGTTGCAGCAAATCATCTCGTTGCCTAAGCGCATAGCCATAAAGGCCGGACCGCCAATGCGTATCGGTTTCGTGTTGGGCTAGAGACAGGATCAGCAGTTGATCGGCCTCGGCTATGCGCGCCGCATCGCCCGCATCCATGCGCAATTGGCGATCGTGTGTTTCCCGCGCAATTTCCATGAGTTTTTCGCCCTCTTGCACAAGCGCTTTCCACAGTTCGGCGTTGGCTTTCCAGCCATCATCTATGCGAGCGTTGGCTTTGTCCTTCATGGCGCGGCCCTCGTTGCGTCCTCGGCGTGACACGCAAAGTCATGCTCGCAGGTTTGGCATTTCATGTGACCATCCCCCATGTAAGTATTGCAAATGTTGCTCACAAAATCATCCCATTCGCGCGGATCGCACTTGCAGCCAAACGGCATGCGCGCCCTGAAATGATGATGCGCGGACTCCGGTTTGCCGCATGTTTTGCAGCGGATTATGCTCAACCTCATGACGATCTTGCTCACGCCAAAATCCTCCCGGTCAGGTGTTCGCGCACCACAAATCCCGGCGCGCATATCTCCGCCCGCCGAATCGTCGCCACCGAAGTCAACGGGCGGAACGGCGGTATGTACTGCGGGTGCCGGACCACAGCAGTCGGCAGGCGATACACAGTCGGTATGCTGCCCGCTCCGGGCACACCCGGAACCACCGTCCCGTACTTCTGCGCCTGATGCAATGCGTTCCGCGTCTTGCTCGGCAACACATTAATTCGCTTGGACAGCGTAAGGTAATTCGCAGGCCCGATTTCACGCAGGCTCTCGATGCAGCGTTCGATCAACGTTTTATTCATCCCAGCCCCGTCCTGGAGAATGCATCCTCTTTTTCAATGGCAATCTCGCGTAACCGAGCGTCCTTGTAGTCTTTGTGCGTCTTGCGCTCGGCGCGCGTCATGGATTCCCAAATCGTTCGCAGTGAAGCTTCATCAGCCCCAGCGATATCCGCCTTGAGATTGCGCACAATCTCAACAGCCTCAACCGCTGGCGGCGGCCCGCCTCCGGACGCCCATTCCAATATCAAACGCCCAGATCGCTCGTCAATCGGCGCACCAGGCGGAAACAACGAACGATGCTGTTCCTGCAATTTGATCGGCTTGGGATATCCCGGCGCATCGGCTGTCAGCAAAAACGATGCCGTCAATTCAAACGGTAACGATTTTTCGCATATCGGCATCCACCCGTTTAGTCCGGTCGGCCCTTGTCGAGGAACAATTTTTGTCTTGCCGTCCTCTTTGATGATCTCTATCTTTTCCTCTGCGCGAAAGCAAAGAATCACATGCGCCCGCACTTGCAAGAGCTTTTGAACCATGTGCTTGTGCGAGGTCTTCGGCTTTATCCAACTAGCGATTTTTACCGAATCCTTGCTACCCATACGCTGGAATTCTTCCTCCTGCCAATCCAGGACGCCACCATCGCCACTCCATACGTGCGACATGCTATCAACCACGATAACGGGATATCCCGCCTCGTCGGCCGCCTTGATGGCTTCCGCGTATGCGTTCGGAAGAAATGGCGGCAACAGTTCGCCGTGGTCGAAGGCGAATTTATCCGCATAGTGTTTTGCGCGCCCCGCCTCTGTGTCGATAACCGCGAACGGTTTGTCTCCAGCAATGCCTGCAGCAAGTCGCATGGCCGAAAACGTTTTCCCCGATCCGGTGCCGCCAGCCAATCCAACCAGCAGACCAACCTGCTCGCGTACAGCACGCTTGAACATAAATGTCATGTGTCATCCTCCATCGCCGCCATGTGCGCATTTAGCGCCCACGATGTCGGCTCTTGATAGTGTACGTCCGTTCTGTACGCAGGCCATTCGTCGAATTCCAGGCACGCACGATATTCATCGATCGCGCGCTGCACCTTGGCTTGCGCGATTTCCTGATAGGCGTTTGACAAACTGTGCAGGCTACAAGCGTACGGGTACGAAGATTCTTGAGCCAAAAAGATGAATAGCGGGCGTGAATTCGTGACGGCTTCAATTCCACGCGAATACCACTCCGCTTGAAAATCATAGCCATACTTCGCAATCGACCGCCCGAACTGTTCCGGTACTGCGTTCTCGGTTGTTTTGTAGTCCATGATTATGTCGCCCGCGTCGGTCAACCAATCCATTCGCGATTTGCAGCGCAGGCCTTCGTCGTGCCAAACAAGCGTTTCCTCGGCGCGGCCGCGCATGAAAATGCCCGCGAATTCCGTTTTATCAACAAACATCCGTGCTTGGTCAACCATCTCGGTCAGCGCGCGATTGTGCTTCGCCAGAATCGGCGTCATACCGTCCGACCGCGCCTTGTCGCGTGATTCCTTGGCGGCTTTCGTGCGCCAATTTTCCGCATCAATAATGCAGATTCGCGCTGCGCTTCCTTCGAGTAGCAACTCGTGGGCGGCTGTCCCAAGATCAAATTCATCCGAGAATGCGCGCATGCCGCCTTTCATGGATTGCCGCGCGTGAAACCAAGAGCGAGACAGTCCGATTTTGGCAATGCTGTTTGATAGCGCATCGATGGCAAAATAATCGGCAGCCGGCATGTCATGAATTATCCCGCGCATCATGTCTTGTTCTCGATCGCGAGCATGCTGTTGATGCGGACGCGCAACGCTTCGCACTTCACTTCCGCTTCGGCGCGAATCTTCTCAATCTCAGCGCGCGTCAGAGCCACGGCCTCTTTGGACCAGTCGGCGCCGGCTGGTGGGCGGTCGAATTCGATGGTTTTGGAATCAACTACAACCCATCCAACAGAATCCATTTCGTCATTATCCGCAATAAAGTAGTTCCACTTGGTGGTGTATTCGTCCCAAGCGGCGTACAGATAAATCTTTTTCGTAATCACGATAACTCTCCTAGAAAAAGATAAACAGATCAACGCCGTAGGCCAGGAATATCCCTATTGCGACGCACTCTACCCACTCAAGAAGGGTATTAGGCACGGTTGACCATCCGCCATGGTTTAAGCGCTGCCACCAGTTTCGCCTCACTGGGCGGCACCCAGCCGGCGCGCCGGAACGTGGTCATCACGTCAGTGTTTGCTGCCGGCACGTAGCGGAATGCCGGGTTGGTAATTGGTGTCGTCGGATGCATGTTGATCTCCTATTAGTGCGGGGCTTCCACCCGCTCCCCGGCTGCTGTCCGGTTTCCTGTCCGCCTCGCCTTGCCATTGGGGGCTTGGTCGGACCCAGCGCGCATCGGCTGATGCGGTAATGGATAATGCATCATCCCAAAAATGCTTGTCAAGCGTTTTATTGCGCAATTGCAAAAATAAATATTGACAAGCGTTTTACGCCGTGCGATAAAGCGACATGAACTTTCGACAGAAATCCGCAATCCGCCGACAGGCGATATCCGCAATGCGGTCCAGTGGCGCATCGGTACGGAAGATCGCCGGGCGATACAGAATCAGCACGCAGAGAGTGCACCAGATTCTGCGGCGCGAGGCGCTAGAACACTCACTTGGTAAGGGGGCGAAATGAGCGTTTACACATTGATTACCGTTGTGGTAGTCGTGGCCGGCCTGGCCGTGTTGGCTGTGGCCGTGTATACCTGCGTGCAGATCGTTCGCGCGACGGAGGATGAGTGACATGATTGACAACCGACTGTTAGCCGACATCGCGCGCGTGGTGCACCAGGTCAACGGGCATCCGGACAAAGCTGGCCGGCCCACGCTATCCGACAGGCGGGCCGTGTTTCTGACGCGAGGAAGGTTGCGACTGTTTACATTTGGGACCGTCGCCGGCGAACGCGCGATCGTTGAGTGGCGCTCGAAAATGTGTGGTGTTTACACTCCAGGCGTTACGGTAGAGCAGGTGCGCGAGGATGTGGAGGCTATGGCATGAGGATCGAGCGCATTGGCGATGCCAGGCTGTATTTGGGCGATTGCATCGCAAACAACCGGGCGCAAGACAGGGCGATGCAATGACGTTAATTGCAGTCCCCGTGAAATTAAAGGAGGCATGCGAATTTGTTCGTAATTTTCACAGGCACAACAAGCCGCCGACTGGTGGATTATTTGCCGTAGGGGTAAGCGACGGAATAGCGCTAATCGGGGTCGGCATAGTCTCGCGTCCTGTTTCAAGAATGCTTGACGACGGGCATACCGCCGAAGTGGTTAGGTGTTGTGTTGTTGACGGATCACCCAAGGGGTCTTGTTCTTTTATTTACGCCCGGTGCTGGACAGCTGCGCGGGCATTAGGCTGGCGAAAGTTGATTACTTACACACTGCAAAGCGAATCAGGGTCATCACTAAGGGGCGCGGGCTGGAAAGTGGTGGCTGAGTTACCGGGCAATAGCAAAGGGGGCTGGCAGTCAAGGCCGGGCAGGGAGTGGCAGGAAGTCGTTGGGCAGTCTAAGTTTAGGTGGGCAGCATGAAACACGGCGGTTCAAGAGTCGTTGCTGTCATGAGAG